TCATACTGCCCTCCCCGAGAGGGCTGTTTAGAACGTTTAACTTGATTGATGTAGTCTACGATAATTACGCCAACGTCCATCTTACTTTTCACTTTTTTATCAAGTTCAGACCGTATTTTCGCTATAGTCAAAGAAGCATCATAAACTACATCAAGCTGCTGAGTTGGGAGAAGCTCGCAACTTGTTTTTAATTTATCATGGAATTGCTCAAAGTCTCGATGTTCTCGATACTCTGCTAATCTTTCTTGACTATTTTGGTATCTTCCAGCCCACCATTTGGCTACTGCTTCCCATTCGGTTACACTAAGGTTCTTTGTGCGGAGCCGAGAGAAAGGCACGCCGGTAGCAACAGAACAACACCGCTGTAGGATTGATCTACTGTCCATTTCTATAGTGAAATAAATGGCTGTTTTGCCAGAAGAAAATACATTATTAGCAATATTGACACACGTGATGGATTTACCTGCCCCTCTACGACCACCGACAAGTATCAAATCTCGGGGGGAGAATGATATTTCGTGATCGTACTCACTATTGAGTCCGAGGGGCAAGTACTTCGCTAAGTCCTCATCTGGTTCGAACAGGGGAATACGTTGCATACTCTCCTGAGGTTGTTCTAATTCAACCTTATCTTCGACATCCATCACTATTTGGTGTAGATGAGAAACGGATTCCTCTGCATCTTCAAAAGATATAGAGTTATCAACATAATCTTCGAGCTGATTCAGAATTTCCTTTTGGGTAAATTCATTCTTCAAATACTGTAAAAGCATAAATGCATCAGCATCTACTTCCACATTCTCTACTGCATAAAGAAGCTCTTTTGTAGCAGTATCTCGAAGCTCATATTTTAAGTCCTCCATTGTAGGCATCTTATGAAATTTCTCACAGTGCCTGTCTACCTCGGTAAACAGTCTGTGGTACTCAGCAGGCAAGTAGTGCTTACGCACTTGTGTCCAAGTCTCGAAGTCTTGTGTCACTAAAACTTGCTTCATAAAAGCACTAGAAATATTCAATTAGATCCCCCGATGATAAAAATATAGCCACAGCACCCCTACCGTGGCTATACCGAAATACTACTTAAGAAGCAGCTTTTTCTTTCTTTGCAGCACCGTCATAGTCTGCGGCTGTCAAACCACGACGTGTCAGCATAGTCTTGACGCCACGAGCAGTCTTGCCGATTTGGTCGGCAATGGCTTCGACTGTCATTCCAGAAACATCTCCTAGGTCAGCCAAAGGATCGTCCTTCGCTGCTCCTTTAGTGTGCTCCTGCTTGGGGATGGCGGCAATTTCTCCAGCACGTAGTAAGCTAAGAGCTTTGCCCCTAACACTATTTACTGAACGATCCAATTTGTCAGCGATTGCTTCGACAAACGCTCCGTCAGCTACCATTTGAATGAAGGTATTCTCTTCATCAACTGAGTAGGTACGAGGAGTCTCTACTTTTGGAGCTGGCTTGACATGGTCAGTGAGTTCCATAGAGAGGATTTTTCCTTGAATAGACTTCGCAGTAAATGCTCCGTTTTCAAAGTGAGACGCTATTTCAGCGTATGTGTACTCACCGCTATTGTCATTAACAAACGCGGCAAGAGTAGCTTCTTGGGCTTCAGAGAAAGCTCTGGAGCTCTTGGCAGAAGCTAGTTCTACGTCATATCCCATCTTACGCAATTTGCTAGATACGGATCGAGTAGAGGTCTCAAGTTGCTCTGCAGCTTCCGCTACAGTGCCTTGAGAAATAGGGGATTCATTCCCTACAAAGTTGGTGAGCTCTTCAGTGCGCTCATCAGTCCACTTCGGCAATGTTGCCATATTCTAATCTCCTAAAAATTCTAATAGATTGGTTACTATTGTTATGCCAGATGCTCTGGCTTTCTTTGTTTTAGCGGATTCAATTCCACTTTCATTTATTAATATATCTACATTACCTGTTAAATTAGTCTTAACATAATATCCTTTTGCTACTAGTGCGTCTGTTGCTTCCGCCTTCGTTTTAAAACTAGACAGTTTACCACTTATACATACAATTTCTGCACCCGCTTTGATTCTTGTTACCTTCTCAAACTTAAAGTCAAAAGGTAGGTGATATAGATTATCACAGAACTCTGTATCATACCAGAGCATTAAATTTTCCCTTGCTGTCGGTCCAAGACCGGCTTCTATACACTTGTCTTCGGTAAGTTCATAAATACTACTAATAACTTTAGACAATTTGTCAGTTGCTGTCTTCCCTATCAAAGGAATACTAAATGCTGGTAACAGCGTATTTAGAGGCATAGTTTTGGATAACTCAATTTGCTCCATTAAACTCTTTGCTAACTTCTCAGAGCTAAGAGCATAAGATATCCAGTCTACATCAAGAAGATAAATCTCATGAAAGCTTCCTAAATCCAACTTCTCAACAGTTTTCGGTCCAAGACCTTTTATCTTGAGAGTTTTGGCAAAATGCTCAATTTTCTTACTTAGCTGTGCACTACAAGCCGTATTCCTACAATATAGGAGATCGACTTCCCAGACGAGCTTATGCCCGCAGGTGTGACAAACTTCTGGAGCTTTTATTGCCTGCATTTACTTCCCTCTAAAATTGAAAAACTATTATCTCAGAATTTATGTCAAAAGTCAAGAATTATTTTTCCTCAACTCGTTGGACAATACGAGGGATAATTTCACCACTTCGTATGACCTCTACCATGCACCCAATTTCTAAATTCAAACCTCGTATATATTCCATATTATGCAAGGTTGCTCTCGAAACAGTCGCTTCACCTACTACAACAGGATCGAGTATTGCTACTGGTGTAACTACACCTGATTTTCCAGTCTGCCATACAACATCAAGTAGTTTAGTTACTACTCCCTCTTGCTTTTCCTTTAAAGCAAAAGAGCCACGCGGATGGTGAGACGTTTCTCCCATCTTATGATACTCTCGATAGTTGTCTATTCTAAAGACTGTGCCGTCTTGTGGATAATCAAACATCATATCCGTCCAGACGGTTGTAAAGCCATTACTTGATAAGCACTTCATCTCTTGTGTCCAATTCTGACACGTATTCTCCTGAGCATCATAGGCTACAAAGACCATACTTCCTTCTTTAACTCTATCAAGAAACTCTGAGATTTCTTTAAGGTTTAATGCACCCGCTGCAAAGTTTCTTGCATTGGGAATGTCTTTATGAGCTACTACTTCTCCAGTTATCTGAAGTATACCTTTACGCTGAATCCTAGCAGGTATTAGATGCTTGAGCTTGTCGGTGATATCTAAACCCTCCTTTCCATCTCCACGCGTAAGGGCGTGCAAGAGAGTACCTTCAATATAAACTAGAGAGACAGCAGCGCCGTCTAACTTTGCCGTAGCAATTAGTTTATCCAAATTTATATCGAGAGGAGGGTTATTGATATCGAAGCACTTCTGTAGTGACTTCATAGGGTAGATATGCTTAATACCTCGGTGAACAACATGTCCTACTGAGATATAGTCATTTTCTTCTGCTAAACGATCAAACTCCACATCAGTTATGATAGGAGTACCCGCATAATATAAGTCACTAGCTTTATCTAGCAACTGTAGTACTGCTGAATTAGACTTTTGCATATTGGTTTCCCTATTTTTCAGATAATATTATAACAAGAAATAGGTAAAAAGTCAAGGAATTTTTTCAGGAATCGTGCTCATAAACTCGACTTATTAAGTCCCCAAAGTGTTCTTCAATTAATTCTTTAGATTCTGCTAAAGATATTATCTCTATTAAGGAACGAAACAATTCTCTGGAGTTGTTAAAATCGATTGGCATACTAACCCCTTCTCGGGTAGGTAGCCATTCTTCATGGAAATCCAAATAATACTTACGTACACTAAGATACTCAACGCCCCTAAAAGTATTGACTGATACTCGGACTTGGGTTTCTTTTTCTTCGTCATAGTGTATTAAATGCTCATATAAGGCTGGTGCTTCATGAAGTTCCATGTTAGTCTCCGTTCTTTAAAACTGAGGCTAGCGGTACAACACTCGTAATATTCTTAGGTTTTAATAAGCGATAAGAATCTGTATCCCAGCAGAAGAGTAATAAAGTCTCCTCGGATTCTTTCGCGCGATTCTTCTTGTCTTGAATATACTGAGTACTAAAGTCTAAGGTACAAACATTATACTTTAGCTTTTTAGAGTTCTCACTACGGTACGTAATGACAGCATCACCATACTCTGTTACAAGAGATGCTAGTTCTTCCTTTTTCATGAAACTCCTTAGATTAGGTAGGTAAAATCTTTTACTGTACTAATTTCAAGGTCATTTCATTAGATGTAAAAAAACAGAGGGAAGATGGGCTTCCCTCTGCGGTCGGAAACTGAGACTAGCTCAGCAGTCCTGTAAAGTAAACAGCCGCCTTGCCCGTCAGTTTAGAAATGATTTCTTCATCTACTTCCTTACCTGCGTCTTGGATAGCTGCGATCAAAGTTTCTTGAGCTGCTGCTTTTGAAACTCTGCTGGTACCTGAAGTGCCACCATTTTTGGCTCCTCCAGTCGCTGGTGTTTTCTTTACATAAACTCCAGCTTTGGTTAGAATCATGCGAACCCCATTAGGACTCTCACTCATCTCGTCTGCTATAGCCTTTACTATCTCCATAGATGTCTCAGGAGTAGGGCTTTCTGCTTCGTACATCTCTACGGCTTGCGCCTTTCTTTCATCATCCCACGCCACTTTGCGTTTCCTCTTGCTAAGTTGTTGAAAATAAAATCGGTCGCCCATGTCGGTTTCCTCATTTTTGAAATTATATTATACCAACAAATGACATTTGTGTCAAGAAATTTTTTTCAAATCCTACCAAGGTCGATACCGTATTGTTTAAGATGAGTTAACCTAGCCAAATCATAAGCCACCGCACAAGAAAAGAATCCATTACGTTGACCCTCTAAATCAGCCCAATGGCCTGCGGAATCATCAATTAACTCACGCATAACCCATATATTATAGCACTTACCTGCGTACTTCTTTTCATAGTCTAGTTCTTTTAGCCCTGGCATTTTGCGAGTATGTTCTAAAGTGTACTCAAACTGTATTGTTGCAGTACAATGATGCTCTGCAGACCAAACTATCTCTCCTACTTCAAATTCTTCACTCATGCACTCATCTGGGAACATACCTATTTCATTCTTAGATTCTAATGTTCCAGGACGATACGGAACGCCTATGCGCTCTATAATAGCTTTTATAAATCCTGCAGAACGATACAGAGACTTTGCAATTTGTACTACAGAATCTCCTTGTAGGTATGACGTGACAGCATCTGCAATCTCTGCTTGAGTTGCAGGCTTACCACGGTTTTGACTAATTCTTTTAGCTCTGAACGCTAATGTATCTTCGTAATCTTCTATTATCTTTGTAAGTCTCGTAGTATTATACGAGATATTCAATATTCCACAAGCGTCTTTTTTCGTGATAGGAGTCGACTGATTCAACAGATCTATCACTTTCTGTATGTTCTCTGGGCTCAACTTCTCGTTGTCCCTCTTTCTCACTCTGCCCAATTAATTCATCCTCTAGTTTAAACATTAAACAACAAATTGCGTGTGCGAGGTGTGATAACCCCGTCTCTTCATCTAACTCTTCGCCATCTATATGGGCAAAGATATGCCTCAAAGCAGCACTACTATAGCGGTTCTGTAGGTCGTCTACTTTTCTCCAGTTATGAGCATCATACTTCTTTGCTCCAAATGTAAGTACTTTTCCTACTTCATTAATGGACTTAGGTGGTAATAGATAAAGCTGAGGTTTCTCGCCATCATATTTCCTACCCTCGGTCACTTGTTAACTCCGCTATGCGTCTGAACGCTTTATACTTAGCTTCCTGTTCTTCTTTTACTGCCTTCTCTAAATACTCAATATGTTCCTGCATTCGCTGTACAACGGATGTAATCCTCTCTACAGGATTTTTATGGGGAACGACTGTAAAGTCGTCAGGCATTGAGTAATGTCTTAAACTCATATCATCATCTACTAACATAATTCCTCCGGTGTATAATTTGTACACTCACCACATCTTCCATCTGGGGCTAACCAGTTAACGAACTCTGAGCATGCATAACAAACGTAGTTTACAGACTCTCCAGACGTACCATCAATCTTTCTGCTCTCTTGCGTACTTGTTTGTGCCATAGTGAATCCCTCCCTTCAACTGCTGCACTTTTCCAATCCTTTCGCATAATCGCCTTATTGAAGTTAACAAACTTCGATAGGCGAGGCCTGCCCATGTTAAACATCATATTTATAAGTATTTCTTTTACTTCTTGTGGAAAATCTTTGAACCAGGGTTGATACAAAATTTTACATTCATCCCAAGCAACTTGTAAGTCTTGTTTCAAATAATTGTCGCATGTAGACTCACTTATAGGAGTACCAACTGCACACCCATATTCTGGATTCCCTTTTACAAGTAGGTGTCCTACTCCACAAGTATCATACCCTAAATGATCTTTATATACTTCTAGTACGACTCCTTCGTCATACTTAATTTGATCTATTAAACTTTCTGTTATCATTAATATACTCCTATTAATGCTCTGCCTTTAAGGATACATTTTGCGGATCGTTGCTTACCATAATCCCACTTATCAGCATCGTTTCCGAACATCATATCCCCTTTCCTATCCATAGGAACAATAACAAAACTTAAATGTTTTCTACCATTCATAATGGCTTGCTGTTTAAATTTATAAATTGTGTGGCTACCATAGATATACCGTATCGCTTCCACACATGTGTTTATATCTCTTTGCTTTGGTTTTGAAGCAAAAGAAGGCATACATACTAATAAAAGTATGCCTATAATTATTACTCGCATTTAGTATCTCTTCACAAGATCCCAATTCATAGGCTCCGCTGATTTGATTTCAATAATCTGATCATCATCATCTTTAAACTTGATAATGTTCGGCTTAAGAGTATAAATTCTAGAAGCTTTATACTTCTTGGGAGTACGAGTATATGTTTCACGACCACGTTCGTCCACAGTTTTGTTTGCTACAAAATAAATTGTTAGGTGATACTCTTCATACCAGATTCGTTTCCACCAGTAGACTAACCAGTTATCTTTTACTGCATGTTCAAACTCATCAGTCATTTTGCAACTCTTCATTCTTTTCTAACCACTCTTCGGCTTCATCACCTACATCAGTGGCTTCTCTGTAGTACAGGATAATTTCTTTTTGCTGTCTTATAAACCTACGCATCTCTTGTAGATTATAAGCCATACTTTCATATCCCTGAGGTAGCAGACCAAATAATACAAAGTCTCCACCTAATATTTCTTCTATTTTTACTACTGATTCGTCCCAGTTATCTTTGTTTATAACAAACCACTGGACATCTTCCATCATGATCTCTTCAGGTAGAGGAGGTTGGTATATCTCCATCCTTACTTCCTCTGTAATAACCTTTACAGGATCAGGTGGTGAAAAATCTACTTTAGGTAAACTGCCACATCCACTAATTAGTAATGTAAGGCAGCTCATCGCTAGGATCGTCTGCTTCATCTAATTCCCTACTATCTTCTTCTACTTGGCGAAATACTCTACTGGTCGCCTTGGTCATCTTAGACTCTAAAAGTTCTGGTTTAGAACGTCCGAGTTTTGTAAGATCATGCTTCTTAAAAATCTTCATGTACTGTTGCTTTTCAGATTCTAACTTATTAGCTTTCTTAGTTAGAGCTGAGAACGCTTCAGCTTGTTTCTTCATCTGTGTTTCTAAATTACGAATGGTCTTTTCATTCGTTTGAGCAGCAGTCTGTAGTGCTACATTTTGCTGTGTTTTGTCTGCAATCTCCATCTGCTGTTGATTAATTCTATTGTCTTTTTCATTTACTACTATTTTATGGTATCCAAACCCCGCTCCACCTATAATTAAAAGAAGCGGTAACATCTTTATCATTCCAAACATAATAAGTCCAAAAAAGCGGGCTTTCGCCCGCAGCTGTCAAGTTATAGGGATGCTCTTTGGTAGATCTTCTTCTGGAGTTACATCTTCCAAATCTACACAAAGTAATCCTCGCTCCATGTATGCTTTCTTCACTTGCACATTATCACCTACACGAAACACTTTGGTAAAGCACTTACCACTTAAGCCCTTATAAATAAATTCTTCATTATCGTTTTCAGACTGTTTTACTTTACCTTCTATCTTGAGGTTGTTTTGTTCGAGGCTAATATCTATGTCACCTTTGTCCCAACCAGGAACGGCGACTTCAACTCTGTACCCCGTATCTCCGACTTTTACTACATTGTATCGGGGATAATTCCCATCCAGAGTACTTGCGAAGTAGTCAGGATTAAACCTATCGTATCCTAAGTAGAACTTAGGAAAATCTGATAGCGTTAGTTTAGCCATTGTTGTCATTGTATTCATGCCGATCTCCTTAGGATGTAAACTTAGTAGTTACAGTTACAGCTCCCGTCTCGGCTTTTGGAAAAGCACAGGTTGCAATCATTTTAGCACTATCTACGGGTATCGCTGTAGCTAGAACTGTTATGTTGCCCCGAAAAATATCTATCTTCTTTAATCGGGTTAGTGTTGATTTTCCAAATTGATCTTTTATAGCTGCTTGGCATATGCCATAAGCGGCTGTCTTACTTAGTGCTTGCGTGGGTGTAACAAGCCCTGTGAACATCAGCATAAACACTGCTGAAATTATTCCTATCCTTTTCATTTTCTTTTCTCCGATCGTCCATTACGGTACGATATTGAGGCCTAACGGTCCTCGGTTTATTGTTGGCATTTAGCCTGTTATTAGCCCTCAATACCCTCTCTGTCGGACTGACAGGAGAAAGTAAGGGGGACTTTATTGTTCTATAATATATGACCTGCATTCTCTTTTTCCAAAAACTCTCGCACACGTTCATACGCGTCTAACGCTGTATTTCCGTATGCTATGTGTTCGTTGTTGACTGTTGCGAGGTACTTGTATTCTATCATGCTGCCTTTTTTATCTATTATTTGTGTGATCTGAACTTCATAATTGTTCATCATCTACTTCTAGGATTCCTTTATCTATTAGATACTCGACTGTTCCATTGATCCCATCTCTTCGTCCCAATCGCCAGCTGTGGATACCACAACCTATTAGGCAGAATATAAATACTACTATTGCTGTTTCCAAGAGTTCCTCCGTTTCAATCAGGTGGTTGTTACATTAATTTCAGACTATATTATATCAATAAACAACTGAAATGTCAAGATATTTTTTTAGAATGTCATTAGAAAAATAATTCTTGACACGACCCCTTTTCTTTGGTATAATAGATGTCATGAGAAGTTATACTAAAAGACCATGGAGTCGAAAGGAAAAATCAATACTGATGGAGCATTATTATGTAGTTGCGCGTGAGGAACTATACAGGATGCTTCCAGACCGTACTCCTGGAGCAATAACTAAGCAGGTGTTTCACCTAAGAGCCAAAGGATGGCCATTTAAAAAATGTATGTAAAAGTTAGAAACAATAATGTAGAGAGCGCATTGCGTGTCTTTAAAAAGAAAAGTAGTGAGGTAATTTTTGAAGTCAGAGAACGAGAGTCCTATGAGTCTCCAAGTGCCAAGCGACATCGAGCCAAAAAGTCAGCTATTGCCAGAGAACGAAGACGACAAGCAGCCCAAGTACACCCCGGAAGAGATAGAAAATTCTAACCGGATATTTAAGTCTGCAACTCCAAAATATACCTTTGATTGGTACATTAAATGGATAGCGTCAATACTACTATTAATAGCAATGACAATAAGGGCGGCACAGTATAATCCATTTTTGGACTTATGCTTGTCACTAACAGGAATGATAGGATGGATATACGTAAGCTTAGTCTGGAAGGACAGAGCAATGATAATGCTAAACGGCGTGGCAACATTCATACTAGCGATGGGGCTACTAAACCACTTAGCAGGGTAAAACGGTTTTTTACACGAACGCAGGTACTCTGGGAAGATCCAGATCCTGAAGAAATGAGCATAGATAATGCATATAAAACACGTTGGATTTGGTATCATACGATACTAGGATTAGAACTATTAATGGTCAATATGCTACTAATAGCGATACTAATAGTTCTAGCAGTAAAACTTTAGGAGAAAATGATGGACGGCACAAATTTTGAGTTGGTCGAAGATTTTATGGAAGCAATGGGGCAGGAAGTTAATGCCATACCCGCTTTTCCAGAGCAAGAGATTCAAAGACTCAGACTTGATCTGATTGAAGAAGAACTAGATGAACTACACTACGCCATAGATAATAAAGATATGGTAGAAATTGCAGACGCTTTGGGCGATTTATTATATGTAGTATACGGGGCAGGACATGCTTTCGGAATTGATCTAGATGAGTGCTTTAAAGAGATTCATGCTAGCAATATGAGCAAGCTTGGACCAGACGGTAAGCCAATAAAAAGGGAAGACGGTAAGGTACTAAAACCTGACACATTCTTCCCACCTGACCTCAAATCTATACTAGGACTGTAAAATGAAATATTTACCACTAATGCTGTTGCTCTCAGCACCAGCCTTTGCAGATTCATATCCATACGTTGAGTGGAAATGGGAACAAAAATACATCAATTCTTTACATGATAAAACTGTCAATCATTTACGGGCAGGCATGAAATGGGGCAATGCTTACATAGAAGCAGGTCCGATGACTGACGGTGAATCTTTCGAAACTGGCGTAAAGTTTAAGAGTCGTAACTGGAAGTTTAAGATGAAGTGGGAAGGTGAAAATACCACATCTCTGAAACATAAGGTTGAGACAGAGATACGGTATAATTTTAGATAATTATTCTGAGTAGAATATATGATCGCCGATTACCCTTGTAGGGTTGTAGGCGGAAGCCCAGTAAGGACTCACTTTATTACTATGATACCAATAGGTTTTATACAGGAAATCTTCAGTAGTTCCATACTCTATAGTCACAGTGGCTATAAGTTGAGCCATATCCCAACTTTGTTTATGTCTGGGTATATCTGACAACCCATCACAATACCAACTAAACTGACATATCCAAGAACCACCCCTTAGTTTTCTTTGCTTTACTACTGCACAAACGGTACTCGGCCAACGCGAATCTCTTACCCTGTTGAGTGTTACTTTTGCGACCGCGTACATACCGTTGATCGACTGATTTCTTGCTTCCCAATAAATATTCTGTGCTAGACAGTCCACTTCGCTTCCTAGGCTTAGTGGACTCAGAAACAGTATTACTACTGCTAGAATTTTTTTCATATTGCAACTCCATCATTTTGTGAAGCTCCTGTGTATGGTTTCTATATCCCACTGTACATGGAGTTCATCTAACTTGACTTTTGTTACTACATATCTATAGTCGTGTTGGTACTCAGGGTGCTTTCTGCGCCCTTCTTCTACTTGCCCTGCGGTTTTTGCATATTCCTCGTTACTAAAGACTCCTACTGTATAGGAGCCGTCAGTTAGTCCTTGACCGCTTGGATGTCTCTTCTGCATTTTAGTCATCCATACGTTCTTACCAGATAAAATTGATTTCACAGTTCTAGCCTCCGGTAGCGACGCGTGGTGAGTTTGGCTTTCTCTTCGCTCGATAAGTTCCGTGAGAAACGACTTTCTTTCCTTTTCGTCTCATTTTCATTATCTCTGCTCGAGGAAGGTGTCCACAAATAATAGTTTTCATATAATCTCCAGTATTCTCTTGCGTTTATAAGTTGATTTTTTGCTTTGTTTATTAATTCCATTGGG